TCACGGCGGGGGAGCGAGGCCGTTCTTGATAATCACTTGTTGAGCAAGTCGTCCAGTTTCGAACCCGGCTGCAATGCGCTCTTTGAAGCGGTCAATAGCTCGTTGAAGGTCTGCTCCAACCATTCCAGGGTCGGGATCGGCCGCATTGCTTCCGGGGGCGCCTGAAATCGCTCCCGCTCCGGGAGTTGCTCCGTCGCACCAGGCAGCGCCGAGGCGCAGCCGCTCAGAGCGAGCAAGGCGGTCAGCATAGTCAGAAAGTTTCGCATCGTAGTCTTTCTTCATGAGAGCCCTGTCGGCCGCGAACTGCGCCTTCAAAGCTTGGTTTTCGGACTCGCGGCTTTTCACCGCCTGCGCTTCCGCGGCTTTCCGGCTTGCCTCCTGCAGGTCCCACTTCGCCTGCACGCGGCCGGCACCGTGGATCTCGCAGCCGAGGCAGAGCGCCACCAGGGCCAGAATCCAGTAGCACCAGGACGGGACGATGCGCAGCAGAGCCAGGACGCTCATGCCAGCATCCCGCCGGCGGCAGCGAACTGCGCGCGCAGGATCTCCAGCTTGTTTTCGCGCTGGCCATAGCCCGCGCCCGGCAGCGAAGCCCAAATATTCCGGACCTTGCTGACCGCGATATCGAAGCGCCCGGCGTCCACGTCAGCGAGGGCGCCGCGCTCCTTGATCTGCTGCAGCGCGATGGCGTCCTGGCTGGTAGGCGAGAAGTCCGGCAGGTTCAGTTGCTTCTTGTAGGCGTCGAAGTAGCGGGCCAGGAGCTGGTAGCGGCCGGCGGCCGTCGAGGACAGCGTCGGATTGAGCGCGATCAAGCGACGCGGATGGTCGGCATAGCTGTTGAACAGGATGGGCTTCCATGGCGTGGAGCCCACGATGACGTTATAGCCGTTGTCGGAGACCTTCAGCAGCGCCGCGCCGATCTCGCTGAAAGCCAGGGTGTCGAGAAATGCCTTGCGGTTATCCATTTGACTTGCTCCATAGGCGCTGACGCGCCGCCAAGTACATCCAGGGAACAGCGAAGAGGCCGGCAAAGCCGACATTTAGCACCACGTAGGCCATTTCAGGCTTCAGCATGTAGCCGAACAGTGGGCCGAGCAGGATGCCGCTCTCGCCAGCCACGACGAGCGAAAAAAACAGCCGGTCAAAATGATGCTCGGCGGCCGGCGTCATCTCATTGAGAGCGCACAGGGCGCGCAGCAGGATCAGGCCCGCGGCCACGAGATTGATAATCAGCAGGTAATGGGTCGTCATTCGGTAGCTCCTGGTTGCGGATTACCCCCTCCGAATCGACTTTGCAGCTGCTGCAGCGCCAGCGGCACCAAGGTCTGCGAGCACACCCCGATGGCGAAAGCGCTGAAAAACCGCATTTGCTCTGGTATTTTTGCGGTCCACTCGAAATAGGACGACTGCGCCGCCCAGGCCATGGCCACCGGGCCGCCGTAGGCCGCCACCAAGGCGCTGGTGATCAGCGTGATGGCCATGCGCAGCAGCGGCGTCTGCCGACTGAACGACAAGGCCACGCAACCACCGAAGATCCCGGCCAGCAGCAGGTCATACTGCAGCCCGAGAAACGATCCGGTCAGTGTGACCGTGCCCACAGCGACGGCGTACCCCGTCGCCGCGCTGGTTGTTGGTTCTGGCATTGAGCCCCCAAAATGAAAAAGCCCGCGCTAGGCGGGCAAGAGAGTCGATGTACCGGTTACAGCTTGGCGCGCAGCGCGGCAATCTTGCTTTCCACATCCTTCAGCCAGCCGCCATCCGTCCCCAAGATGGCATCCCGCAGTCGGCGCTGGGTAACGGTCGCCTCCAACGCCAAGATCTGCGCCAAAACCACCTCCCTCGCCGAAATAGGCGCAGCATCCAAAAGGATGGGGAATCCATTTTCATCCGCAGAGATGATCTTCCCTGCGGCCTGGCCGTCTAGCAGTTGGCGGTAGACGTCATCGCCAATCTCGATAGCATCTTCCGGCATGCCGTCGAGGTTGATCTTGGGATCATAAAAACCGTTGGTCGATTTCGAAAAGAACATATCAATATCCGATGGCAAAGAAGGCAGCGTTGGAAGGGTTCTGCGAAGAGTTGCTGTTGGTCACGGTGAAGTTTGAGGTCGTTTTCCCGTTGACCGTGACCCACGCTGCCGCCCCACTGCTGCCGACAACAATGGTCTGCAGGTTCGCGTTAGGGAAGGTCAGCGGAAGGGTGATGGTCGTGTTCGTATTGACCGCGAGGCTTGATGTGGATCCCCATTGCAAGATGACACCACCCAGCCAGGATGGGAGCTTCAAATATCCGTTAGACCCCAGATTGACAGCGAACCCGGCCGCCGTTGCGATTGCGGACATCGCGCCACGCACCCAGCTCGTGCTGGGAGGATTGACGCTACTGTCTGCATAGGTTGGGTCGGAGGTGGGGGTAACGACATTCGCAGACCGGACGTATCGCGTATCGCCCGTGGTCTGGCTGATCTTGTCGCCCAGGCGCTCGCTGATCGCCGGTGCGGAGCTGTAAGCGGTGATGTTGCCGGAAGTGATGGAGGTCTGGCCATTAGCGACGGTCACCACCGCGATACCGACATATCCGGAATCCGGGGACGGCGTGACCTGGCTGCCGGTGGTGGCCGAGATACCTGCTTTGGCGCTCAACACCACGGAACCCTGGCGGAAAGTGTTGCTGGTCTGGCCGGAGTTGTTCGGGCCGTTATAGGGAACACTCGGGTTCGAGTCGTTGTAGAACTGCAGCACCACCGGTGAAGTACCGTTGGTCGGGTCCACGCTGATGTCGGTCTCCTGGAACGTGGCCTGGATCAGGTAGTTGATCGACTGGCCGGAAACGCCGGGCGCGGCGATGGTGATCAGCGTGGCGTCCAGGCTGATGCCCTGCTTGACAATCTGGTGCGTGGTGTCGGCGGCCAGGGTGCCATAAACCGTCTGCTCCAGAGCGGTCTGCATGTAGATCTCGCCGGGCGCAACGCTGACCTGCATCGAGGCGGGCGCGGTTGGGCTCACGGCCAGGCCGTTGAATTGTGTGGTAGTGCCCAGCACAGCCGCGCTCAGCTTGCCAAGTGCAACCATGTTGTCTTGGGCGGGACGGGTGAACAGCCATTCGTAGATGGATTGTCCGATCTGGGTAATGGGGCGGCGCATTGGCTCTCCAAAAGAAAAAGGCCGCTCAATGGCGGCCCGAAGGGATGTTTGGTGCTGCTGGAATGGTTACTTGATGGCAGTCCACATGATCGTGCCCACAGGCTTGACCGCGCTGATTGCCTCGTAGATATCCTCATCGGTGGCCGAAGTGGTCACCAGACTGAGTGAGTTCGTGTATGAACTGGCGAGCGGCTTGTTCAGTGCCGCCACTTTTGGCGCAGCGCAAAATGCGCCTCCGGCCGCCGTTCCTACCGCTGCAGGCCGGTAAGCCGTGATCATCGCGGTGTACGGCACGGCCAGCGAGCCCATGCGGGCCACGCCACAGTAGCCTTTCGAATGCGGCGAGTTCAGCGCGCCGGTGTCCAGCGGTCGGTTTGGCTCGAAGATGTCCGGCGTGTTGCCGGTGATCTCTTCCAGCACCTTGACCATCGCCGCTCGAGTGCCACGCTCCCGGAACAGGTTGATGATGATCCGGTTTCGGAATGAACTGTCGCCCTGCCCCTTCTTGCGCAGCAGCGTGTTGCCGAAGAAGTCGGCCGCGATCATGTCCAGCCAGCCATCGGTGGCCCACTTGATGCGTGTCTGCAGCTTGGCGTAGGCCCAGAGCGTATAGACAAAATTCAGCGCATAGGCCGCGCCCCACAGCAGGCCATCGAGGATTGGCGTGTCACCTGTGAACCAGCCATTCGGCAGCAGGTCCTTCAGCCGCTTGAAAACGTCGTTTTGATCGCCTGTCGCCATCATGCCACCGCAATAGTCCCGGCTTTCGCCGTCTGCTTGGCCGTGATGGCCAGGTCCGAAGTGCCGCCGTTCAGTAGCAGCGCGCTCACGTTGGTCACGCCAGGCGAGGCGCCATATGCCACCGTTGCCAGCTTGGTGTAGCTCAGCGAGTTGCCGAGGCCCAGAGTGTTGATGTAAGTCTGCAGCGCGGCCTCCACCAGCGCCACCACATCGGCATGGATGTACCCCGTGGCCGTGGTGATCGTCATGGAGACGTTGGCCGTGACCTGGCTTGGGCCATAGATGCCATATGTGACAGACAGCGGCCGCGTGGCCTCGACCGCGTTGCCGGCGCTGGCCAGGAACGTGCTGCCAGGGTTGCCGCTGCCATCGTCGACCACCGCATAGAAGTAGCCCGGCTGGGGGGTGCCGTTGTACGCCTGGTTTTCCACGATAACCGCGCTGACGTTCTGCTGCAGCGACAGGAGCGCATATAGCACTGCGGCCTTTGTGGCCTTGGACAGGCTGTTGATGTACTGGATGAAGCGCGCGCGGAAGTCCGCATCAAGCTCGGCATCCTGGCCATTCGTCAGCCCGGCGGCGTTCGTCACCGTGTCAATGCCGGTGATCGCTTGGGCGATGGTGTTGATCGTCCCGGCCGTGACGTTACCGGCCACGCCGGCCGTCACTGCCTGAATAGGCACGGTCAACGAGCTGATGCCGTCGGCCAGCACATAGCCGCCCTGGCCGGCGTCATAGGCTGCATTGGTGGTGTCGGCCGTCACGGTGTATTGCTGCGTGCCGTCGCCGGTCTGGATCAGCGCGCCCACCGGCACCAAGGCGGTGCCCGAGGCAGTAAAACGCGAGAACGTGGCCGATCCGGTTGCGGCCACGGCCGCTAAGCGCGTGAAGTTGTAATCGGCCATCCAGGTATCGAGATCGCTGCCGCTGGCCGTCGACGCCCGGGTCGTGACCAGCAGCGCCAGCACGAGGCCCTGCAGCCAGAGCGCCACCGATGCGACGGATTCGACCGCCGCGCGCAATGTGGAGCCGATGGTCATGTCCACCAGCGCGGTGGACTTGCCTTGGATGGACGCCACCTGCTCCTGCACCAGCGTCACGAAATCTTTGCTTGATAGGCTCATTTGTTCACGTCAAAGGCGAGATATACGGGTTTCTTGGTCTGGGCGTCGTTGTAGCGGATCGAAACGCTGACGCCCCCGGTGATCGGAACGACGTCAATCTGCGGCGCCGGGGAGCGGGCCACGGCCGACTCGCGCAGGATCTGGCCGCGGATCAGCGCACGGATCTTCGAGACGTCGACCACCTCGCCAACCTGGCGCGGCAGGCCGGCGCCATAGTCCAAGTGAAAAAGATAGTCGCCCGGCAGATCGGGCGCGCCGTTCTGGCCCGGGGCGGAGGGGTTAGTCAGCAGGCGCCGCAAGACGCGCTGCTGGCCCAGCTCCGTGCCGTCGACGCCCAGCAGGTCGCCGGAGGCGGACGCCGAGAGATCGCCGCTCCAGTAGTGGTACAGGTCGGACATCAGGAAGCCTTTACTGTGCTGGTCATGTGGGAAGAATCAGCCTGCTGCTGGGGCGGATCAGTCTGCACGCCGCTGCCGTTGCTCTTATGCGTGTGGCCGTTGAACAGCGAAGCGAACGCCGAAGTAAGCACGCTCAGCAAGCTGGCACCGTCCGCGCCCAGGTTGATCTGGGGAGCCGTCACATTCGCCGCGCCGCTGGCCACGATATTCACCACCGGGGTCGTTACGTCAATTTCTGCCGCACCGTTGACCGAAATCTTCCCGTCGCTGGTGAACTTCAGGAAGCTTCCGGTCTTGTGCACCATCCAGAACTCGCCGGACGGCACGGCCATGGGCCGGTCCTGGTCATCGAAGAAGCGGCTGCACACAAAACCGCTGTTTGCGTTGCCTTCCTCGAAATGGACGTCGACCTGGTCGCCGATGGACGGCGCGAAGATCACGCCCCAATCGTTGCCCACGGCAGCGGCCGCCAGCGAAAGCCAGCCGGTTTCAACGTCCTCCGGCTGAATCCGCACTTTCACGCTGTACTTGTCCGGGTTGTAGCTGCTGACGATGCCCTTCCGCGGCTTGGCCTCGGTGCTGCGCTCCATCGCCGCCTGCAGCCGCATTGCATTGGCCAGCGCACTCATGGCGCCACCGTGGAATCTGGCGCATGGTTCTTGGCATGCAGGTTCATCATGTATCCCTCTTCAAACGACATCCGGCGCGTCACGCTGTCCGGGTAGTAGGTCTGGTCCCAAGCCGTGTCTGTCCCGATCACCTGCACCATGGTGTCGATCCCCAGAATGTTGTCGCCCGGCAGCGAGGCCGTCAGCTTCATCTCGTGTGCAATCAGCTCGGCATAGATGGACTGCGCACGCTGAAGCGCCTGTTCCTGCGTCAGCCCCGGGATGGTGTAGGTGTAAATCTGCGTCCCGCCGAACGGCTTGGCCTTGCCGGCTTGGGTCGAGTTGCCCTTGCTCGGATAGGTTGCCGTAAAGCTCTTTTTCCCCTTCGACAAGAACGAGCGCACCACAACCTGGATGCCGCGCGAGACCGTCAGGCCCCGGGTGAATCGCAGATCCATGAAATTGCCGACTGGGTAGCCTCGGTCGCCTTCTGGGGGCTGCCACTGCAGCACATAGGGCGTGGCCTTTGGGTCCGGCTTCGGCCCGAAATAGAGCGTTTTGCCGCGCACGTAGACTGCGAATTCCTCCAGGTGCGCCAGGTAGTTCAGGATGTCCCACTCGCTGCGCTGGTCGGTCATCGTCACGTTGTCGATGTCGTAATACGTGCCCACCTTTGTGGTGGTAGGCGTAACCATCGGCGTCAGGCCGCGGCGCACGGCCAGGTCGGTGGCGATCTGCGAAGCCGTCTTGTTCGGCCACTTCTCGGTGGTCTTGGCATCGATGAATTCCGATGTCAGGTCACGCCCGATCAGGTCGATGCGCCCGCGCACGAGATCAAACTCGACCTCATCCACCCGGCCATAGACCATGCTCGTCAGGTCCGTGGTGCGGTAGTTATCCGCGTTCGGCGGGAAGCCTGCGAAGATTTCCACAAATGCCGTGGTGAGTTCGGAAAACCAGCGCGCATTCCGCTCTGCCGGCAGCATGTTCTTCAGGAAGGTGATGCGGAAGGTGTCCGCCGCGTAGAAGCTGTTGCTTTCGACCTCCCAAGACAGCCATCCATCAATGAGCGTTTCGTTCAGCTTCACGGCCCCGCGCGGCTGCCTTGCCGAAGGCTGCACCGGAAGCACATTCAAACTAGGCATTCAGCACCCCATTCGGCGTTTGATTCAAGGGCGGCACCACGATGGTGTTCACACCGGTAAGCTGCGGATCGGTCAGGCCATTGGCAGCGAGCAGCGTTGTGAACCCCATGGCATCGCCATACTCGTCTGCGGAGACGCGCAAGAGGTTGCCGCCGGCCTGCGTCACGGTCTTGGTTCCGGCATTGATGTTGCCCAGGTTCTTGCCCATCCGGCCCAGCGTCACGTCCATCTGCTGCAGCACCGGAATCTGGGTTGCGGCCGTGGCCTGGCTCAAGATCCGCCCCACGTTCGTGGAAATCGGGTTGTTCGGCAGGATGCCGCCCAGCGTGGTCACGCTGCGCACTGTGTTGTTGACGGAGGTAAATAGCACCTGCACGCGCGCACGCACCGCATTGAGCGGCTTCACGATGCTGTTGATCGTGCTGGTGGCCGCCTTGGCAATGTCGCTCACCGTGCTGATGGCAGTGTTCAGGCTGGAAACCAGCGAGGAAAGCGTTGGGTCGCCGATTTGGTCGGCCAAAGCCGTCACGCTGGCCGCATCATCCCGGGTAAGGTCATCAACCGAAGCCGGCGCCTTCTCCGTCACTGCGCCGCTCAGGTCCGCCACGATCTCGACCGTGATCTGATAAGGGATCTGATAGAACCGCTCGAAATCGGCCTTGAACTCTCGAACGAGAACCCGATACAGGAACTCCGACCAGATCAGGTCAACCGCACGGCCCTCGTTCATGATGTTCTGCACGTAGCGGGCTCGGTAGGCCGCCGTCGTCCCACGAAACAGGCCGCCCCAGGTGATCGGCGCAGGGTCGCCAAAGGGAGAATCGTATTGCCCAGTTCCAGCAGCACGTTTCGCCACTTGGCATGGGCGTCCAATTCCTGGCCCCGAAGACTGTTCTTGCCGAGGGAGTACAGAGAGTCAACCCCAGCAGCTTTTTGCGCGCGTTCAATATAGAGATTGGCGATTTTCTCTTCGCGTACAAACTGGTCCGCCAGGTTCGAAGCGGTTCGGATACCAAGAATCTGCGCCAAGGCGATATTCAACTTGTCGCCAGTCAGGCCTTGCGCCATGAGCTGCGGAACAGCTACCTGGTTGACCCACTTGAACGGATGCTGAATAAATAAATCCGCATCCTTGATACCCATCGCATCAACTCGCTTGATGTGTCCAGTAGTGCCGTAATGGAGTGCGGCTGGGTTCAGAAGGCCATACTTCGACATATCTTCAGCAGTACGCTGACTCATGCGCCCCATTGCCCAGTTCTGGAACATGGACATCGAAGAAGTACCGGTGCGCGATCCGCCGGATTCCTGCATGAAGTGACCGAGGCCGAAAAAAAACATCTCATCAGCCATCAATTTTGTCGAGACGCCGCCGGTCTTCATTGCAGCGAGATAGTCAGATGGAGTCACAAGGCCGCCGCTAGCCACGAATGCCTGCGTCATCTTGTCGATAACGCGCTGGAACTTGGCTGGGTCAACATGACCCGTTGCCTTATCAATCAAGGCTCCTCGCAATTCGGAAACCTTCAGCGCATCTTGGAACATCCGTTCAAAATTTCCACCTTGGCCGCCGCCCATCACCGATTCAATGCCGAATCGCATTTTCCCGAGCGTCGGCAGCACTTCTTTCGCATGCTCAAAATCGCCCATCATAGTGGTAGCGTCCCGCAGCATCACCAGGTTGTCGCGCGCCGACTGTCCCATGATGTCCATGCCGCGTGCAAATTTGACAGCATCGGTGTTCACTGCATCACCCAAGCCCAAAGCCTTGAACTTTTGAACTTCGGTTTCAAATTTCTTTGCCTCGTCCAGCGGGCCCTTGAGCAGTGAGAGCCCCATGGTTCCGACGCCGGCCATCAATCCGCCGGCCAATCCAAGGTTTTTGATAGACTTCAGGCGCTGTTCCAGCTTGTTTGCGTCGGCTTCGGTCTTCAGGAAGTCCTTTGACAGCATGGCAAGTCCATAGCTGGCATGATTCAGCAAAGAAATTTTTACGCCAATCTTGAAAGCTTCAAACATTTCTTTCCCTTATGAAAAAAACAGCCATTGCTATGTTCATTTCTGTGGCCGCAGCACTGTGTGCAAGTGTATTTGCGGCAGTTATTGAAACAGATGCCTCTACAATTCGAAGTGACTATGCTAAGAACCCCGATAAAGCCCAGCAAAAATATTTACAGAATCTGGTCAAGATAAAAATTAAAGTCATGCGATCCAAAGATCAAACCGTGACCGGTTGCCGTTCTTGTTGATGTAGGACCACCACCGCTTGTAGTTCTTGTGCCAAGCGACACCCTTGAACTTGGACGAGCAACCTTCGCGCGGCCTGTGGTTCGCGTTGTTCAGGGTTCTGGACGCCTCACGCAAGTTGCTGCGGCAGTTGTTCAGCTTGTTCATGTCCGCATGGTCAATTTCATTCCCAGGCGATGGCGTCATCAGCTCCTTGTGCATGTAGATGACACGCTTTCGCCCGCTTGGCTCAACTGCCCTGCGGATCGCGTAGCCGTTGTGAGAGACGTGCCAGCTGTACTGGCTGACGAAGTCAAAATCCTCGTCGTCAACCAGGACCTCTGCACCGCTCTTGAGCCTCAGTGTCTTCATGCCGAGCCTGCTGCGAGGCTGGCCCGTGTTACCACCGACTGGCCGGCCTGCATGTTGACGATCAGCTTTTCAGCGATGCCCAGGTAGCGCGCGTTCAGGTCGTCTTGCAGGTAGCCCTGCGCGATGCGGTTCGGAGGGTTGTTGGTCAGGTCGCACTTGTTGTCGAAGCTGTCCAGCATGCCCTGGTCAATCATGTTCTGCATGAAAGTACTGATCGTTGCATCCACCTGGCGGCGCAGCGGATCGTTCTGCTGCGTCGATTGCACGCGGCCGACGAACTTGCCCATGGCGCTGTTGAGCGTGTAGGCGATGTAGTTCGTCATGCGGGTGTAGTTGTCGCCGTTGATCACCTGATTGCTGCTGGTGTTGTGGCCGATGCGCACGCCGAACATGCTGCCGGCGGGAATCGGGTTGGTGATCAGGTCGATGCCGGCTTGGGCCAGGGTCTGCAGTTCTGCGCTGCTGTATTGCAGGTTCTGCATGCTCTTCTGGGTGCCGACGATGCCGAACAGCTGCTTGTTCAGGCTGGACTGCTCGGGCGACAGGTTCGCCAGGCAACCCGCCACGAAGCCCTGTGGCGAGACCAAGCGGGTCACGTTGTTCACGGTGTCCTGCCAGTAGACCCAGTCGCCGAAGAGCAGCTTCATGGCGTAGCTGTCGATGCCGGCGGTGGCCTTGGTGCTGACCGCGTTGGAGATGGTGTCACCCGCGGGACCGACGCCGATCATGTAGACGCCTTCCTTCTCACCGAACGCCACCTGCGTGGTCCAGCTGGTCGAGTCGTCGCAGTCGGCCAGCAGTGCGATGCTGGTGTAGGTGTTACGCAGCGCGTACATGCCCTTACGGGGGATGGTGTCCTGGCCCAGCAGCACCGAGCTGGTGATGGTGGTTGCGCCATCGGTACCGCCGGTCAGGCTCAGGGTGGCCGCAGTCGGGGCGGTGGTGCCGACGCCGGCAGTAGCCACGATGATCTGTGACGGGCCGCGCAGGCCGGACTGGCCCTGGTTGATGGCGGCGGCAATGTTGGCCCACAGCGCAGCACCGGTGCCGGTGATGTTGTCGAAGGTCTCGGGCTGGCGGTTCGGCATCGAGACGACGGCGCGCCAGGAACTTGCGGCCGAGCCGGTCGACAGCGTCACCTGGATGCCGTTGCCCAGCGTGCCGGTGTATTTCGAGGTGAAGGTGATGCAGTTGGTCTGCACCACGACGGAGGCGGCCACGTCGGTACCATCGGTCACGCGCACGCACTTGAAGTTGTTGGCGCCCTGCAGCACGGCCAGGGCAACCTGCGTGCCCATGTCGTACTTGCGGTTCTGGACCGCGCCGAAGGTCTGCGAGTAGCCATTCATGTCGCCGATGGTGGTCGGCGCATTCACCGGTCCCCACTGGGCGGTACCGACGATGCCCAGGATGTTGGTGGGCAGGCCATTGATCAGTGTGTTCTGCGGCGGCAGGATCTGGACATAGATGTCCGGGACGATCAGGGCCGTGGTGTTGATCGAGCCCGCTTGGGAAACCGGCATTGGAGCCTCCGAAAAGAAAAAAGGCCGCGAATGGCGGCCTCAGAAACGAAAAAGGCCGCGCTGGGCGGCCCTTATGGGGATTGCTGGTGGTTACTTGCTGTCGGCGGTGTCGGTCGCCACGGCATTCTTGATGCTGGCCGCAGGGATCGGCGCCGGCGCGGTGTCATCCGGTACGCGCACCACGAAAGCGGCCTGTTCGCTGGCCAGGATTGCGTCGATGGCGGCCTGGTCGGTGATTTCTGCGCCTTGGGCATAGCCGCCAAAGGCCTGGGTTGCAACGAGTTTCATGGAATGGTCCTCAAGTCGAGATATTCACGTCGATTCCGCCGACGATGGTTACGTTTGCGTCCAGCACGGTGGTGCCGGTGGTGCTCTGGGTGGTCATGTAGTCCACCGCGAACAGCACATGGCGGCGGTAAATGCGCTGTTTCTGCATGCTGTCGTCCTGCATGCTGCGGCTGTAGTGCAAGACGCCGACGGAGCCGTCCGTGAGCGCCGCGCGTGACAGCGGGCTCAGAGCTTGGTCAATCGCCGCGCCCAGCTGATCGCGCTGTGCGTGGCCACTGGCCCAGGCCGTCATCTGGAAAACCTTCTGCTGCCGGCGCAGCGCGCGGGTCATCGTGCCCGACGTGCCCACGCTGGCGGCCAGCGTCTTGGCCGAAGGGACCGTCACGGCCGCGCCGTTGGATGTGGCCGGGACGTCGGCGCTGATGAGCGTGGCCAGCGCGGCGGCAATGCCCGACAGCGTGCCGCCGTTCTGCGCCGCGACGATGTAAGCCGTGCCGTTGACCGTGATGGCGACGTTCTGGCCAGCGCTCACGGTGCCGGCGAGCGTCACAACCTGGCCAGCGACGGATGCGGTGATAGTCGCGGCGGCCAGCGTACCAGCCTGCCAGTCACGCTGCGTCACCAGCAGCTGCTTTTCCGTATCCAGCGGGTAGATGCTGATGTAGCCCCACCCTGCGCGCAGGTCTGCGTCAAGGTCTTCTGGCTGCGGCCAGCCGGCGAACACCTTCGCCTTGGAGTTCACCACCGGCGAGACCGGGTTCGAAGTCCCGTTCGGGTATAGATAGGCCGCGAGCTCGGCCACCAGCATGTTGCTGACGTCGGATAGGTCAGCCATCGCTGATTTCACCTTCCAACTCGACTACCGGCTGCGAGAATGTGATCGTTGCTTCGCCGATACGGCCGTCAGCATCAATACCCCAGCTGATGCTGGTGATGATTCCATCGATTTTTTTTCCATCGGAATCAAACACATGAGTGCCTTCGGCTGTCCCATCGCTGATGATCTTGATGTTTTTCATGCGTGAAGCTCCGTGCAGGTCATGCGCCAGCCCATGTCAGTGAGCTCGGCGCCCTGGACCGCATAGCGCCGGCCCATGTCGTCAGTGAGGATGTCCGCCGCCGTGATCACGACCGAGGCCGGGACCGAAGGCGGCAGAATGATGCGCCAGCCGATCTGCTGCACGCTGCTGGGAATCTCGCTCAGGTTGCGCTCGCGCTGCCCGAACAACAGGATGCTCGCCGGCCAGCCCGTGGCACCCACCGCGCCAGAGCCGCCCAGCAGGATGGTGTCATCGCTGGTGCCTGACGGGCCGCCATAGTCGACCGCGCCGGCGCCAGAGGCAATCGAGGTGCGTGTCAGGAACACCTTGCGGTTGCACTGCACCAGTTGGATCGGCAGGTGTAACTGCTGGCTGGCGATGAAGAACGTGCCTTGCGGCCCGACCAGATAATCACCCTCCTGCGTCTGGCTCGCGTCGAACAGGCCATACCAGACCGCGATGCCGTACTTATTCGGCTTGCCGTAGGTCATGTCGGCCGCGTTGAAGCTGGCCTTCAGCGTCACGCCGGCCGTGGCCAGCGGGTTGCCGGTACCGCTCGGGCGGTATTGGACGTTGTCCAGGCCCAGGCGCAGGGCGGCCTTCGCATACCCGCTGTAAATCTTGCTCTGGAGTTTGAGGGCGTCCATGTCATGCGTCTTCCAGCGTCAAGACGTCGATGCCGACGCCGCAGAACAGATCTAGTTCGATGGCCACCTCGACCGCGCGCTGGGCATCGCAGCCCAGATGCATGGCCGCCAGCGCATAGTCGCGGCCGCAGCCCCATGCGCCGCGCACGTCCTCGATGACTTCATAGTGTGGCGTAGTGCTGTAGACCCTGATTTCCCTGTCGTTGGTCACCATCACCGCACTGGCGCCGTATTCCGAGTCTGCCGGCTTGGCCGGAAACTCACCATCTGCCCTGGCCGTCTTGAACCAGTTCAGCAGCGCCCGAGCATGGGGGCCGTCACCCATCAGGCCGACAATCCCGTCATGCAGCCGGAAAATCTTGGTGACCTTGTTCCGCTGGCCGCCCACCGTGCTCTGCTTGTCGGCTGCAAAGCTCTTGCCGTCCCACACCAGCACCGTCATGCTCGCTCCAGCTTCACCGTGTTGCCGCCGGCATTCAGTCCCGGGCCAGGCTTGAACCCGATGAACCGGCACAGCTCCAGCCGGATGACTACTTGGAAAAAGCATACCGCGCCATGATTGCCGCAGCACCGGCGAATAAGGAGGGATAAGTGAGCGATACCGAATTTCTTGCCAAGCGCAACGAGCATTGCCGTCAAATGCTTCAGCAGATCAAGGACAACCCTGCTAACGAAATGGAGGCCGCTTTTCGCGAGCATCACTTGGTCGGCATGAGCGACCCGAAATTGTGGGGCGAAAACCTGCCTTCCGTGGTGGGCTATGCGCTACAGATGTTTGAGGAAGGATGGAAAGCAAAAGAAGCTGCCAAGTCAACAAAGGAAGTGCTCGAGCCACCGACTGATGAGCAAATTCTTGCCATTCGTAGGGAAGTGGCTGAGCAGTATGTATCTCAACGACCAGGAAATTCCTGCTAACCGCATAAAATCTTTCAAGAAAAATAGATAAGCTTGATCTGAGTCAATTCGCATGCTGAATTCACCAGGCTGAAACGCGAGGATTTGCGATTTTCAGGCAACAACATCAACGTGGATTGTCTGCGCAAGGAATCAATCAATGCGTACGGTGACCAACCGCCACTGCGCCGCTGCCAATCCCGGCACGCAGGAATCAAGCGGGGATAAGCTCTCCCGCCAGCATTTCCCTGGCACACCTCAGGGCTTGCGCGAAGCTTGGATGCTCTATCCGGGGTTGACCCAATTCCACTTCCACCGCGTTACGCAGCATCAGCCTTGCCTGCGCCTCATTGACACCACCGGAGAAGCTGATATGGGCAACCGCATTCGAAAGGACCTGCCGCATCCTGTCCGTGAATTCCACTGCGCTGACCGAGAGATAGGCAACATTCTTGACCAGAATCATGTGATGGCTGACCGCTAAAGCTGTGGCGCTCATGGCTGCCTCCCCGGAGATAGTGAGGTCAAGCATAGTGCAGTCGCTTTCTGCCGAGCATCGGGAAATCCCTGAGATATCCCGAGGCGATATCGAATGCCTGCGCCAGGAAAAAGGGGTTCCGGACATTCGCCTGGAACCCCTTTCTGATTGGCTACGCGAGCCATAGGCCTGTCGCTCGCAAGCGATGCTAGGCCTTCGCCAGCGGCTTCATGCGAAAACTGATCCCCATGCGATTGATGGCATTCATGGTGGCGATCACGATGGAGAGTTCGACCAGATTCTTTTCACCGAAGACAGCCAGGGCCGCAGCATAGGCATCGTCGGAAGCATGCGTCTGGCTGACCAGCGTCACTTCTTCCGCCCAGGCCAGTGCGGCCCTTTCCTGATCGGAGAACAGATAGTCCGCCTCCTCCCACACCGGCACCAGGACCACCTTGTCGACCGACATCCCGCCTTTGATCAGGTCGCGCGTGTGGATGTCGATACAGTGCGCGCACCCGTTGATCTGCGACACCCTCAAAAAGACCAGATGTATCAACTCATCCGGCAAGCCGGTGCCGGTGGTGACGTAGTGATGAAGCGCGCCTACAGCCTTGGCGCCCTCGCCGGAAATGTGAAACCAATTTGGACGTTTCAT